TGTGCCGAGTGCAATAGCCATAAGGGCGACCGCCCCTACCCCAGGGGCATCAACGGTCTGGCCCCTGAGCGTGGTACGGTACCCAGCGCCGAGGGGCTGGCGTGCGCATGCACAATAACCCCCCGGGGGGTTTTGTAGCATGGGGCGTAAGGCAATACCCAATGAGGTAAAGGCTAAGCGCGGTACGTTGCAGCCTAGCCGCATGCCGGCTAAGCAGGGTAAAGGCGTGCAACCGCTCGATTTGGCAACCATGCCCGAGGGCCTAGACCCGATTGCCCAAGGGGTTTGGGCTAGGATTACCACGGCGTGCGATTGGCTAGCCGAGAGCGACCGCGAGGCGCTTACGATGCTATGCCGCGATGAGGCGCTCCTTGCCCAGCTAACCGCTAGGCTAGAAACCGACGGGCTTATTTTGTATACCGACAAAAACTACGCCTACGCCCACCCCGCTTGGGGTATGCGCACCGCAACGGAGGAGAGGGTTTACAAATGGCTAACCGTTCTAGGGCTAACGCCAAGCGACCGGGCAAGGCTGGGTATAGCGATGGTGCAAGCGCGCACATTGCTGGAGGAGTTTCGGGAAAAGTTTTCCGCGCTACCGAGTGGCCGCCAAGATGGCTAACCCCTACACCGGTTGAGGATTTAGCGCGCAGCCAGGGCGAGCAGGTAGCCGAGTTTGGGGAGGCGCTGGTACCGATTGCCAAAGACTCGATAGGCGGTCTATCGGGCGAGCCTATGGTTTTTAGGGCTTGGCAACGCGAGTTATTGCGGCACGCCTTAGCCCGTAAAGACGACGGCACTTATACCCACCGCTTTTACATGATTGGCGCCGCCCGTAAAAACGGCAAAACCGCGCTGCTATCCACGGTGCCGTTGGCGCTTGGTTTGTTTGGGGATAACGGCGGCGAGATTTACAGCGCGGCAGCCGACCGCGACCAAGCCAAGCTGGTTATGGCGCACGCCAAGCGGGCGGTTGAAATGAGCCCAATGCTTGCCGAGCAAATAAAGGTATTTAGGGATACGTTAGAGTTTAAGCCTACCGGTACGATTTGGCGGGCGCTATCCTCGGAGGCGTATACCAAGGAGGGGCTAAGCGCAACCCTGGTACTAGCCGATGAGTTGGCGGCATGGCCAAACCGCGACCTTTTTGACGTGCTAAGCCTAAGCATGGGCGCCCGGCGCAGCCCGCTATTTTTGGCGATTACTACGGCTGGGCAACGCACCGACCAAACCGGCATGGACTCGATTGCCTACACCCTTTACCAGCTAGGGCGCCGCCGCATTGCCGGGGAAAACGACGACCCTAGCCTTGGCATGGCGTGGTTTGAGGCGGACGACGATGCCTACGGCAACCCCGATAAATGGGCCCAAGCCAACCCTGGGCTGCTATCCGAGCCGCCGCTTTTATCGCTCGACGATTTAATAAGCGCGCAAAAGCGTACCCCGGAGGCAGAGTTTCGCACTAAGCGCCTTAACCAGTTTACGGCAAGCGGCGCCGCTTTTTTGCCGGCTGGTACCTGGGATAAATGCGCCGATGCAACGCTTACCCTAGGCGAGGGCGAGCCGGTAGTTATCGGGTTTGACGGCTCATTTTCTAACGACAGTACGGCTATTGTTGGCGTGCGTATTACCGACGGGGCGGTGTTTGTGCTCGGGCATTGGGAGCGCCCGATTGACGACTTATCCTGGCGGGTGCCCGTTGAGGAGGTCGAGTTGCGCATGGTTGAGTTATGCAAAACCTACGCGGTTAAGGAGATAGATTGCGACCCGTACCGTTGGCAAGCCACAATGGAGCGATGGCAAACCGAGGGCTTACCGGTAGTTGAGCACCCGCAAAGCCCGGCACGCATGACCCCAGCCACCGCAGCTTTTTACGACGCGGTAGTTAATGGGCGCCTTAAACATGATGGCGACCCGCGCCTCGCGCGGCACGTAATGAACGCCACGCCCTACCAAACTAGGTACGGGGTGCAGGTGCGAAAGGGGAAAGATAGCGGCAAAAAAATAGACTTGTGCGTGGCAACTATCATGGCATGGGGTAGGGCTGCTACCCTAGGTAGCACGCCGGCAGAAAAGCCGCGGCCAAAGGTTGAGTACCTAGAACTATAAAAGGAGTTTATGGGGATTATTGACCGTATTCTCGGGCGCGATAATGAGCGGCGCGCTATTGGCGGCGGCTGGGGTAATGATTGGTGGAAGGACAACGGCGCTAAAACCGCCGGCGTTGCCATTAACCAAGATAACGCCACCAGCATTGGCGCGGTGTATGCCGCCGTTAAGCTTTATGCAGATACCGTAGCAAGCCTACCTTGGGGCGCATACATTAGAGCCGATGGCGAGCGCCGCCCAGTTAAGCGCCCACTATGGTTTGACCAGCCTATCCCCAATAACCCAAACTTTACCGGGTTTGATTTGCGGCACCGTATCGTTACTAGCCTATTGCTCGATGGCAACGCCTTTTTGCTTACCGTACGCAATGATTTGGGCGAGGTGTTGGAGGTGCGAGTCCTTGACCCGCGTAAGGTTGAGGTTTTGCAAGCCCACGATGGTACGCCAACCTATAAGATTACGAGCAATGAGGGCACGGGCACCTTTGGCGCCGACGCCATTGTGCACATTACGTTATTTGCCTACGGCGAAAGCCTACGAGGCCTAAGCCCGGTTGAGCACCACCGGGTAACGCTTGGGCTTGCCTCCGCTACCCAGGTTTACGCCGCTAAGTTTTATGAGCAGGGCGCAGCGCCTAGCGGCATTATTAAGGTGCCGGGCGAACTTACCCAAGACCAAGCCCAGGGGTTGCGGGCAGCTTTTGGGCGTAACCACGAGGGCGTCGACCGCATGCACCGCGTAGCCGTACTAAGCGGGGGCGCGGATTTTTCCAGCCTTAGCGCCAAGATTAGCGACATGCAGATGATAGAAACCATGGCATGGGGTACCGAGGCTATCGCTCGATTGTATGGCGTACCCCTGCACCTTTTGCAATACCCTAACGGCTCCTCCTCATACGCCAGCCTGGAGGTTATTAGCGCGGAGTGGTTGCGCCTTGGGCTAGGCCCACTTATCGCACGCGTGGAGGCTGGGCTACAACGGCTTATTGTGGGTAATACTACCTTTGTTAAGTTTAACGTTGATGCGCTGCTACGCCCGATGACTAAGGAGCGGTACGATGCATACGCGGTAGCGCTTAACAACGGCTGGTTAAGCCTTAATGAGATTAGGCAGCTTGAAGACCGGGCACCGATTGGGCCAGCCGGCGACGAGTTTAGGCAGCCGCTAAACATTGGCACGGTAGGCGAGCCAACACAGGGAGAAAAAAATAATGGCGTATAAGATTGTAGACATTGACGGCACGCTAGCGCTCGATAATAACGAGCCTAATACGCCGCTTATTGAGTACCTTAACGCCGAGGTAATGGAGGGCGGTACCCAGATTATCGTCGTAAGCGCGCGCCCTATTGAGCGATTAGAGGAAACCCGCGCATGGTTGCAGGAAAACAAAGTGGCGGGCGTAGACCACGTCTACCTTAATGATTTTGAGGGCGCCGGAAAGGGGCCTAACGTAGGGCTTGCCTTTAAGCGCGCCAAGTATGAGGCGCTTATTACCGAGTACGGGATTAAGGGCGAAGCTACCCCTAACGGGATTGAGTGCGCCATAGATAACGACCCCGAGGTAATCGCTATGGCTAGGGAGTTAGGGCTAGAAGCCAAAACCCCTACCGAGTACCTGCAAGAGGATACGCAGCCAGAAGCCGCAACCGAGGATAGCGCCGCACCCGAGGATAAGCCAGCGCCAACTACCGCCGTTGAGCCGGGCACGCTATACCGCGGCAGCACTAAGGACATTGAAACCCGCAACCTTGGGCTTGGCGAGTTTAGGCTTACCGAGCAGGACGGGCAAAAGGTTTTTACCGGCTACGCCGCCCTATACGGCGCGCCTTCCGCTGGGTTGCCATTTACCGAAACCATTAAGCCAGGCGCCTTTAAGCGTACCCTCGGGCGCGTAGCCAAGGCCGAGCGCGTGGTTAAGTTTTTGCATGGGCACGATGAAAGCCGCATGCTTGCAAGCACCGCGAGCGGGCGCCTTACCCTAACCGAGGATTCGCAGGGCTTGCGCGTTGAGGCAAAGCTAGACCCCGCCGACCCCGATGCAGCCGCCGTTATTAGCAAACTTACCCACGAGGCTAAGGCTATGGGCATGAGTTTTGGCTTTACGGTGCCAAAGGGCGGCGATACCTGGGAGGGAGAAACCCGCACCCTTAACGAGGTAAACCTTTTTGAGGTTTCTATTTTGAGCGGGCACCAGCCCGCCTACCCCGCAACCCTCGGACTTAGCGCCGTGCGCAAAGTTGCCGAGGCCCGCATTGGCGTAAACGCCGAGCGGCTTATTTCTACGCTCGAAACAGTAAAAGCAGGTAAGAGCCTAAGCCCCGACGAGGTTGAGGTTATCGACGCCGTGCGTATGGCGCTTGCGCCAAAGCCGGTTGAGATTGACCGCAGCATTGCCGCGGCTCGGCTTGCCCTTGCCAAACTGGAGAGCGACAGTATTTAACGGGCACGAGGCACCGCCCCGCCGCCCTTAGTAGGCGAGCCCGCGGTTTGTTATCCCCCCGAGCGGTACAAAACATTTAGTAAAACCCAATAGTAAGAAAGCGAGAAAATAAAAATGGCAGACATTAAGAAGCTTGCAGAAAAGCGCGCTATGCTTTTGACCGAGGCTACCGCCCTGGTTGAGGCTACCGCCGAGAAGGGCGAGTCGCTTACGGGCGAGGCCCAGGCACGATTTGAGAGCCTTACCGCCGAGGCGTCAACCCTTGCCAACGTTATTAAGTCCGAGCGCGAGGCCACCGAGGCCCGAGCCGCCGCCGATTCGGCACGCGCCGAGTTTGCAACAGCTATGGCGCCAAAGGTTGAGGCTAACGACGATGCAGCGGAACTCCGCCGCCTCGGCCGCGATGGCGGCGAGCGCAACTTTGAGTACCGCGACGTAACCAAGAGCACCGGGCTGGGCAATCCAGTTACCGTTGCAGGACTGGTAAACGTTGTTGCTGGGCAGGTAAACCCATTTATTAACCCAGACGTAGTCGACATTATCCGAGCCTCCACCGGAAACCAGATTCTCCTCCCGCGCGTAACAGCCCTTGGCACCGCAGCTGCGGTATCCGAGGCGGGCGCTATTGGCGAGAGCGACGGCACACTTTCGAACCTGGGGCTTACCCCGGTTAAGTATGCAACGCTCCTCCAGATTAGCCAGGAACTGGTAAATGATGCAGCCTTTGACATTACGGCTTTTGTTGCCGAGAAGGCAGGCCAGGAAGTCGGCATTGCGCACGGCGCAGTTGCAGGCCCAGCGGTTGCAGCGGCAGCTACGGTTGGTAAGCAGGGTGCAGCAGTTGCACCCGTGTACCTTGACCTAGTAAGCCTTATTTATTCGGTCAAGCAGCAGTACCGTCGAGCACCTAAGCGCGGATTCATTACGAGCGATGCAAACCTTGGCGCGGCTATGGCTTTGCTTGACTCGCAGAACCGCCCAATCTTTATTCCAGGCGACATGAGCCGCCCAGATACGCTTTTGGGCTACCCGGTTTATAGCGGTGCGGTTGCCGATAACGGCGACGAAGCCCTCTCCTGGTTGTTTGGAGATTTGGGCGCCATTAAAACGGTTGTTGTGGGCGGTGTAGACATTGCCTCCAGCGCCGACTTTGCTTTTAGCACCGGGCTTATTACGTACCGTATCCAGGTACGTGGTGTAACCGGGCTTATCGAGCCAAGCGCCGTTAAGACCTTTAAGGGCGCAAACGTCTAATAGCCAACGCGGCTAATAGATAGGCAACGGGGGGTTTGGCATGAGCCAAGCCCCCCAATGCCATTAAGGGGGTACACATGCTAGTTAAAATGCTTAACCACATTACGGGTTTGCGCAATGGCGTTGCCTGGCCGCCAAGGGGCGGCATTGCCGATTTGCCCAACGATGAAGCCAACGCACTTATTGCACATGGTTACGCGGTACCGCTACCTATTGCACCAGCTACAATGCCCGAGGAGCCGCGCGAGGAAGCGGCGGTTATCACACCTATTGAGCGCGCAACCAAAGTAAGGCGAAAGCGGGGTTAAGGTATGGCAGACATTAGCAGCGCCCAGGTTACGGCTACTACCGCCGCTACCCTTTTGGTGCAAGCCGATACCGACGGTTGCCGCGTATTTATCCACCATAGCGGCGGCGGCTCGATTTGGCTTGGCGGCGCCGACGTTACTACCAGCAATGGTTTTAACCTAGCCAATGCCGACGGGTTTATTGAGATTGTGCTCCCGCCTAACGCCGCACTTTATGCACGGGCAAACACCGGTACCGAGGCGGTGCAGATTCTTAAAGTAGGTAATAACTAACTATGAGTTATGCAACCCTAGCCGAGTTTAAGGCCAGCGTAGGTATTACCGATAGCACCGACGATAGCGCCCTCCAATCGGTGCTTGATGCTACCGACCAACTTATTAACAACTATTGCGACAGCAAAGTGGGGTTTGGGCAAACCGCTAGCCAAGCCCGGTACTACACCACCGATAACCTAAGCTTTGTGCTTACCGACCCTATCGTTAGCGTATCCAGCCTACAAACCGACGACGACGGCAACGGCACATACGAAACCACGTGGAGCGCAACCGATTACGTGCTAGCACCGCGCAACGCGGCGCTCGATACGCGCCCCTATACCGAGGTAGATACGGCACCTAACGAGCCGAAACTTTTTCCTACCCTTTACCTGGGCGTTAAGATTACCGGCGTATTTGGTTGGCCTTCGGTGCCAAGCGCCGTTAAGCAAGCCGCCCTTATCCAAGCCGGCGCCGTATGGAGCAGCCGCACCGCTCCCTTTGGGGTTATTGGTAGCCAGGATTTGGGCGGCGTTATGCGCATGAGCCGAGCCCTGCACCCAGAAGCCCAAGTCCTTTTGGAGCCTTACCGCAATAGGTTTGGTATCCAAGCGTAATGAACGACTTAACGATTCATACCGCCGTAGCCGCTCGGCTTGCAGCTGCAACGCCGCCTACGGGTTATGCCCTTCGAGCGGCGCACGCAACCCCCCCGGATAACCTCGCCGTAGTACCAGCCGCGGTATGCGTACCGGGCGGCGACGCCATTACCTACGGTACGGGCGGTAGCCGTACTACGGTGCTTACCGTAAGCGTAACCATTTACCTTAATGAGGTAGCCGACATGGCACGCAAATACGCCGACCTGCTTACATGGCGCACATGGCTACGCTCGGTGTTTGACGGGCAGGTGCAACTAAACACAGCGGGGGTAGCCCAAGCGGTAGTTTCTGGTACTACACTAGGCACCGATACCTGGGCCGACCAAACCTATTTAACGGTTACCGCGGAGTTGCAGGTAAGTATTTTGGAAGGGGTAAACGTAAGTGCCTAATACGCTGGTTGTAAAAGTTGTGCAGCCCCGCGCCGAGGGTAACCCGTACCTACCCGCAACCGATGAGGCAACCGAGATTGACGCCGCCGTTGCCCTATCGCTAGCAGCCTCCGGGCTGGTTGAGATTGTAGAAACCAAGCCCGCGGCGCCCGCCGCTAAACCAACTAAGGAGTAATAAACCATGGCTATTACGCTAGGCGCAAAGGCATTTACCAAGGTAGTTGCCAAGTCGGAGTCCGCATACGGTACCCCCGCAACCTTTGCCGATGCTAACGGCGAGTTGCTACATACCGACATTGTGGGCATTGTTGACCCCGGCGTAACGGTAGATTTGGGCGACGATAAGAGCGTGGGCATTCGCCCGCGCCGCGTAGCCGCAGCTGCAACGATTACCGCCAAGGCACCTACGGTTACCTTTGGCGAGGCGCCCGCCTCATTGCGCACCCTCCCGGTGCTATTTGATGCATTGGCAACCATTACCCCTACCGGTGCTGGGCCTTACCAATGGGCTTACGCGCCAAGCCAGACCGACGTTGATACGCTAAAAACGTATAGCCTTTACGTTACCGATGGCTACCAAAAGTTTATTATTGACGGTTGCGTACCTACCGAGGTTACGATTAGCGCCGACCAGGGCGGGCTTTTGCAGGTAGGTAGCACGTGGGCAGGGAGAGCCCTTGCAACTACGAGCGATACAAGCACCGCAGCTTTTGCTACCCAGTATTTTGTGCCAGGGCGCCTATTTGGCCTTAAAACCAAGTCAACCTTTATTACCGATAAGGCGGGCACGGGTGCAACGGCGTACACCTCCTTTATTACAAACTGGAACCTAACCCTTACCCCGGGCGTAGCGCCTTTGCAGGTGCTTAACGGCTCGACCACAAACGTAAACGCGGGCGGGGTTGCCTACACCGGCGCCCTTGACGGCACGCTCGAACTTACGATTGCCAGCAATAGCACCGCTAATAGCACCTTTGCCGTAGGCGACATTGGTACTACTAAGTTTGTGCAGGTATACGGTACCGATGCAAACGGCTACGGCTTTACCGCTAACGTATGCGGCGTAGTTGAGAACGTAAGCGTTATTGGTAGCGAGGCGGACGGTCTTATCCTAAACACCGCAACATTGCAGCTTGCCAGCAATGGCACCAATAGCATTTTGGCTTGGGTTGATTCTCCGCTTAGCGCTCGACCATAATCATTAGCGCCGCATAGCGGCAAGGAGGGCAAATGGTAGATACCGCAACCGACCCGGTAATCGTGCACCTTGACGGCGAGTTTGCAGGGTGGCACGCAACATTTAGGCCGCTTACGCGCATTAGCGCGCGGGTGCTTATTGACCTAGAAAGCGATTCGGTAACCGTGCGGCTGCAAGCGTATTGCAAAATGATTTTGGCGATTGAGGGCTGGAAAGACCTTGACGGCAACGCAACCAGCGACCCACTCGAAGCGCCGATTGGGGCACTAGAAACCGCCGCTACCAAGTTTATTGCCCAGGCGGCAGAACTCCCAAAAGCTTAAGGCTTGCCGCCCGGCAAATAAGCCTTGGGCAAGCCGTTAAACCACCGCCCGACATTATTTTCCATTTACTAGCCAAGGAGTTTGGCAAGTTTCCGTGGGAAGTTGCCGATGCGCCGCTATACTTAGTGCTACGCGCATGGGCGTTATTTGTTGAGTTGCAGCCCAAAGAGGTAAGACGTGCCCGTCGGTAAAGATTCGGTAAAGGTATACGTAGATAGCGCGAGCCTTAGCGGGCTTAACCAAGTGCGCCTTGGTTTTTTAGAATCGGGCAACCCCAAAAAGTTTGCCGCCATGCTGCAACTAGCCACCCTTAACGCAGCCCGCACCATGGTAAAGCCGGTAAAGGCTAAGGCCCCAAGCCGCACGGGGCGCTTAAAGGGCGCCGTAGCAGCCCGTAAAGGGCGCTTTAATAAGCCCAGCGCGGTAGTAGGCGTAAAGGCGGGTGCAAGCCGGGGCGATAGTAAGGGCGCGTGGTATCGCTGGTTTGTTATTAGCGGGCACAAAGTTAAGGGTAGCCAAGCCAGCATTGGGCGGGCAAGTAATCCCGTAATGAGTTGGAGCGAGGTAGCCGCGGGCGTATCCTATGCCGAGCGTAAAGCTAAGGCGGGCGCTAGGGTAGGCGGGCGCGTACCGGCTAATAACTTTGTCGTGGACGCTACACAAAATAGCAGCGTGCAGGATAAGGCAACTAGTACCATTACAAATACCGTCGTTGCCTATCTCGAAGGCAAGATTAAATACCGAAAAGGTAGGGGTTAAGCATGAATAGCGGCATGGCAAACATTGTTATTAAGGCCGTAGACAATGCTACCCCCACACTTAAAAAGGTAGGCAAAGGTTTTGGCGCGCTATCCAAGGCGGGCAAGGCGGTAGGTAGCGGTCTACAAACCGCAGCGGTTGGCGCCCTGGGCATTGCCACCGCCGTAGCCGGGTTTACCGTTGCCGCCGTAGCCGCGGCAGCCGATGAGGAAAAGCAGATTGCCCGGCTAAACGGCGTACTTAAAACCCGCGGCATGCTTACCGATGCAAACACCGCCGCGATTGAAACGCAAACCACCAAGCTTGCCGACCTCGCATTTAGCGACGACCAGGTGCGCGAAAGCCTCATTACCGCAACCGCTTTTACCAAGAACTTTAACGATGCCCTAAAAATCCAAAACGTAGCCGCCGACGTTGCCGCGGCACGCAACATTAGCCTGGAGGAGGCTACCGCCCTAGTTGGCAAGGCGTACCAGGGCAATACTAAGGGCCTTAAAGGCTTGGGCGTGCAAACCAAAAAGGGTGCTAAGGCTACCGAGATTTTGGCAGCTATTACTAAAAAGTATGGCGGCGCAGCGGCGGCAGCTGCTAACACCGTAAGCGGTAAGTTTACCCGCGCGCAAAATACCGTTAATAACATTATGGAGGATTTTGGCGCTAAGTTTTTGCCCATTGCAGCCGATGGGCTGGACTTTCTAAATAAAAACATTTTGCCGGGCGTTGCGGCTGGGCTCGATACGTTGGCGCCGATTGTGCAAGACATTGGCGGCAAGTTAGTAGGCGCCTTTGGGCCTATTATCCAGGACAACATTACAAACCTAACCAAGCCAGGCGGGGTTTTTGATTCGGTAGGCAAAGTAGTTGGGCCTATTTTTGAGATGCTGGGCGAGAAGGTGGGCACCTTTATTGGCGTGCTTACCGGGCCCGATGGGCTGCTTACCAGCATTGGCACCATTGTGGGCGCGCTATGGGGCGATGGCAACGGGCCCCTCGCCTTTGCGGTTAATGCCATTGGCGCGTCTATCGGCGTGCTATTTGACATTATTACCGGTGTAGTTACCGTTATTGGCTCATTGGTTAAAGGCATTGCGGACTTTCTTACGGGCACGGGGGAAGCCGACGCTTACCAAAAGGAGTTGGATAGGCGCAACGCCGCAGCCGCGGCGGGCAACCCATTTAGCCAGCCGTTGAGCGGTGGCGGCGGGTTTATTATTCCTACGCCAAACATGGGCGGATTAAATAACCCAACGTATTACCCAGCCGGCAACGTTGGCACCTCATACGGCGCGCCCGAGTTTAAGGTTTACGTAGGGCAAAAGGAGTTTGACGCCACCGTTAAGGATTCCGTAAACGGCATGCTACGCGATACGGGGCGCTAAATGGCAACGCACCCCTTTGCTATTTTGGTTGATGGCGTAAACAGCGGTGCAAACATTTTGGACGATTACGCCACGGCAAGCCCTACTACGCCTTGGGTAGACCCCGAAACCGTAAACCTAACTACCGATGCTAACGGCTCGGGCGGCACGTTAAGCTTTGACGTTATGCAAGTCAAAACCCCGGTCGGCGGGCCTTGGTGGAAAAGCGGCAACGTATACGATAACGCAAGGGTGCGGTTCCAGGTAAGCGGCACTACTACCTTTTTGGGTTTTATTACCAGCATTGACGCGGAGTTAGCCGAAAATGGTCTAGGCACGCGGGCAACCGTTAAAGCCGATGCCGCGTCTAACTTTCTCGACAAAATCATTGTTTATAAAGGCAAGGTTGCAGCCGCTGGGTACTCATTGGAGTATACGGGCAACTTTGGCGTAGGCACCGCGAGTAGCACCGACCAAGCCAACGTAACCGCCCTGGTTGCAAAAGCCGACGCCGTAATGGCGTATACCAGCGGTACCAGCGGGCGCACGGCTAACAGGTTGATTGTTGCAACCAATACCACCCCTACCTACACCGGTACAGCGGTAACCGTAGGCAACATTAAGTTAGTACCAGGAACCCTACGCTCATGCCTAGATTCGATAAAGGAGGCCGCCGAAGGCGTAGATGGCGAGCAGCGCCGCTATTGGGTTGCGCCGAGCGGCACTATCCAATGGGCGCGCCTTGGCACCGCAACCCCTACCTACGCCAACGCGCCTTTTAAGATTGTAACCACGGGCACTTTTGACCCGGCAGGTTCGGTAAGTAGCCCTTCGACTTTGCAAGCGCGTAGCTTATCGGTAAGCCTTGACCATGGCGCCATTATTAAAAAGGCGCGGTTTGTAATGAATAGCGCGTGGAGCAAACTCGACAGCCAGATTAGCGGCGGCTCATACACCGTTAGCGACCCCTATGGGCGCGTATACGATGCCGCCGCCCCTAACGGTGCCGGTATGAGCACCCGCAACGGGCCCCGCCCGGAGGGCATTATCCAGGTAAACCCCGTACCTACCCGCGCCGCCTCGCCTACCTTTTGGAGTAGCAAAATAACTACTTACGCCAATAAGTTTTTTGGCACTAACACCTACCCAAACCGAGCAGCGCCGCAACGCTCCATTACGCTAACCATTGCGGGCGCGGGTGCAAGCCCAAACCAATACGGCTATGCGAGCGGGTACCGCCAAACCGCGCCAAGCACTTACGTATTGCAAAGCGGCTGGGAAGCTGGGCAATACCTTAACATTGAGGCTAGCGCGCTAGACCTTAGCGGGCTATACCGCATCGAAACTATTTCTATGGGGTTTGAGCCGGGCAGCATGGTACGTAGGTTTGACCTTACGTGCGAGCGGGTACCGCGCAACCCACTTAAAAAGTTTTTGGAGAGTGCATAAATGGGATACGAAAAACTAGGTAGCGACCAGTCGCAACTAGCCGGGTTTGGCGGCGGCGTTATCTCCGAGGAGGGCGCCGTACTATTGAGCGGCGATAGCACCGGGGAGCAATCGCTACTTTTTGGCTCGGCTGCATTGCGAGAAATCCAAGCGGGCGTTGCCAACGGCGACTTTGCTATCCCGCCGCTTGACCCCTTGGCTACCATTGTGCAAGATGGCAACCCGCTACCTTATTGGACTTTTACCGACGTTAATAGTGCGGGCGCGATTACCGCGGCTATCGTTGCCGATGCCGGCGCAGCCTCGGGTAACGTATTGCGCTTTACCGTTGCAAGCGGCACCCTAACGGGCAAGAGTGCAACCCTTACTAGGTTTATACCGGTTGCCTCCTCGGCCTCGCGGTCATTTAGTTTTTATGCGGAGGCTACCTTTGATAGCGGCACCAATAGCACCCAGGCAACGGCAAAACTTAGTTGCCAGTTTTACGCCTCCGACCAAGTTACTACTACGGGCACAGCTTTTACCTCGGCTACCTACGGCTTTAATAGTTTGATAAGCGCAACGGGCATTACCGCGCCAGATTTGTGGGGGGTTGCGCCAGACTTAACGGCAATGACGGCACCAGCCGACGCGGCATACCTAAAACTAACTATTACCATTGCAACGGTTGCCACCCAATCGGCTGCTCGAACGGTTGACCTTACGGAGGTGCGAGTAACTAACGGCGTACCGGAACTAGTGCTTACCGATAAGGAGGGCTACTCGGTTTATCCCCCAGCAATCATTAACGCAAACAATGGAGAACTTAACGTGCAAAGCGGCAATGGCGACTATTTGTTGCTGGGCCCAGACGTAAAACTAGTTGGCGCAAATACCGTTGAGATTTTAAGCGGCACGTACATTGCATTACAAAGCGGTACGAGCGTAACGGTAACAGCGCCTAGCGGTATGACCGTTACAACCGACGGCACTACCCTTGGCACACTTAACGCCTCGATTATTGACGCCGCGACCGTGCGCAGCGATAACAGCACCACTAGCGACCTTTTGCTGCAAGCAAACGGTGCAGACGTTATTTTGCAAGATACAAACGCCGCCGATGGTACAAACCCACGCATTATTTTTAGGCCGCGTACCGGTGCAGACTTTGCAGGGTTAAAGTCGGGCGCGGTTGGCGTTATGCAAGTGCTAAGTGGTAGCAGCACTACTACTTATGGGCAGCTATGGGCGGCACGCATTTACCCAATGAACGGCGCAACGGCAAGCCGCTACTTTTATGATACGGGTTCGGTAACAGCGGTTTCGGGAAGTTTTGAGTCGCCAAGCGGGTACGTACAAGCAAACACTTTTTACGCCGACAACATTACGGGCACCACCGCAACCACTAACGCGGCTATTTGGGTGCTAACGGGCGGCACCACCTATAACCTACGCCGCAACACCTCCTCCGCTCGATACAAAACCGCTATTACCGATGCCGACGCCGCGGTGCTTGCAGCGGCAAAAAGCGTTAAGCCGCGCCATTACGAAAGCACTATTGCCGATGAGGCGGGCGCAACGCGCCTTGGCTTTATTGCCGAGGAGGTGCACGATGCAGGGCTTACCCACGCCGTTGGCTATGATGCAGAGGGGCGCCCAGAAAGCCTAGATAGCACCGCCCTTATTGCCGCCCTTTGGCATAGGGTTAATGACCTTGAAGCCCGGCTTGCAGCGATTGAGGCCCAGCAATGACCCGCAACCAAGCCGACGCCATTATTGAGCGGCTCGATGCCCAGAGCGCCAAGATAGATGCACTAAAAACCGAGATAGACCAGATGAAAGGCGGCTTAGCCGTACTTAAAGCTATTGGTGCATTTATGGGCGTAGGGGGTATTGGCGCGCTATTGGCGTGGCTGCAAAGCCAGGGTAGATAATGCGCCGCGCACTTATCCCGCTGCTAGCCGCCGCCATGCTTTTTTGCACATTGCCAGCATTAGCCCAAGAGGCGCAAACCGTTATTACGGTAAACCGCACTATGGACTTTTTTGTAGTAGTTGAGCAGCCAACTTTTTTTGAAGCCGAAACCGACCTTTGCCAAGATACCGACGCTTATTGGTGCAGCCGCCCCGAGCAGGGCGGGCACTTTACCGATTCGGTGCTATGGCTATACGGCACTAATGGCGAGGCCTTGGCTATTAACGATGATGACCCCCGCCGCAACGGGCAAAGTTGGAACTCCTACATTGGCATTACGTTAGAGCCGGGCACTTACCGCCTACGCGCTGGGCGGTTTTTCTGCACCCCCGAGGGCTGCATTAACCCCGCCGCACCTTTTGATGAGGGCGGGCATTACGACCTTATTGCCAACCTACCCCTTTTGCTTGACCCGGAACCGCCAACCGGTAGCCCGCCGCCTATCCCCTCCGTATTACCTAGCCCTAGCGTTGAGCCCAGCCCGAGCGAAAGCCCGAGCCCTACCGAGGTACCCACCGATGAGCCAACCCAAATCCCGCCGCCTACACCCGAGCCGACGACCACACCCTCGGCACCCGTTGAGCCTACGCCAACTTTTAGCGTTGAACCTAGCCCTACTATTGAGCCTAGCCCTAGCCCTACGCCCAGCTTAGAGCCGCCCCCAAGCCCCGTAGCGCCCAGCCCTACGCCGACCGCTACGCCTACGCCCGAAACCCCGTCCCCGAGCCCCAGCGCCCCTATTGAGCCCAGCCCCGAGCCCAGCGTTGAACCTACGCCCGAGCCCAGCCCAGATAACCCAGCCGAGGTAGCGGCGGTATTAGTAGGCGAAGCCGCCCAAGCGGTAGCCGAGGCGGTAGGCGAGGCGGTGCAAGCCGTTGGCGAGGCCGCCGCCTTTGTAGCTAACCTTGGGCACGACATAACGCCCGCCGAAAAGCGGCAAGCCGCGGCTACAATAGTGCCCGCTATCATTATTACGCAGATTGCCCAAGCCGCCGTAGCCGCCGCCGCTACCGCCGCGGCAACCGGTAGCGCTGCTAGAAAGGTTAAGTAATGCAACTACTTAAAGATTTATTGCTCGATTTTGCCGCCTCGGCTTGGACGTGGCTGGGCATGCTTATTGCCTGGATTGTGCTCCCCGATGGGCAAACCCGGGATTTTGTAGGGCTATGCATTATTGCCCTATTGGCACTTTGGGGGCTTACAGGCCCCCTACGATGGGGAAAGGATTAACACATGAGCGCCGAGCACCTCGCAAACATTGCAGCCCAGGGCTGGACTAGGGTAGATACCGCCCCGGGCGAGTGGGTAGCCCTGGTACTTAACATTGAGGCTACCGGGTTTGGCGGTACCCTTTGGCGCCGCGCCAATAATGGCAACGATTACGCCGAGGGCGTAACGGCTGGGTTCCCAGTAAGTGCCGCCTTAGAGTTTGAGCCCGCCGCCCGAGCGGTTGCCATGGCGATTAAGGGCAGCCTATGAAATACCGGGTTAAAAGCCAGCTACCGCACGTAGAAAAAGGCGGTATTTTGGACGATTGCGGGCCTAGCAGCGTAGCCGCCGCTACGGCTTGGGCGGCAAAGTATAGCCCCGATTTTACCGCCGCCGATGGTATCCGGGCTAAGTTTGAGAGCACCGGGCAAGTAGATAAGCAGGGCATTAGCGATAACGGGAGCACCCTCCCGCAACTTATTAAAACCGCCCAGCGCCTCGGCGCTAAGGCTCGATACGCCAAGAGTTGGGAGGACGTAGTAGCCGCCGCCAAAGCGGGCGCGGGTATCGGCGTGCACGTTGAGCAGCCCCGAAAATACCCAGCTGGGCAAGAGGTAAGCGCTTGGCATGAGAAATGGAAAAAGTGGTGGTGGGTTAAACAAAAGCAGCCAAACCGTACCTATGGGCACATGACCTCCGCCGGGTACGATGCCGAGGAGGGGGTTTGGTATTGGGCTTGCCCTACCCGTAGCGGCGTAGGCGCCGAGGCATACGGCGTTAAGATTACCGAGGCGGCGCTTAAACAGATTGCAAGCAGCAAAGGCGACGCCCCACATAAGCGCTGCATCATCATTACTTGGCCAGCCAAGGCAACGGCACCTATTGAGCCCGCGGCGCCGGTTGCGCCCGTAGCGCCAAAGCCGCTGGACAATCCCGCGCCAGTTATCGCAGGGGGGCGCGTAGCCGTGGTAGAGCAGCCAAAAGCCGCAATGCCAAAACGCGAGGTGCAACCCCTCGCCGCCTCCACCAAACCCGCCCCTAGCCCCGTGGCAACCGAGTTAGCCGCCCTAGGCAAGGTAAACTTAGCCAAAGTTGGCGAGAGGGCGCTAAACGCCGCTATTAGCGCGGCGGCGGCAGCTGCAAAGGTAAAAGGGGTACCAGCCAAAATGCTTGCTTTTATTAAAGCTATTAAAAATAATACGGGCCTAGACGAGGCTATCCTGGAGGCGGCGCGGGTTTTCCTAAGTACCGCTATTGCCATGATGCTTGCAACTGGTGCGCCCCTGCTCGACATGGGCGCCGGCGACTTTAAGGTAGTGCTAAGCGGCGGGCTTGCCGCCGCCCTTAACGTAGTGGTGCGATACCTAAACCCTAACGACGTTGCCTTTGGGGTTAAGCCAAAAAACTAGGCACACACCGCGCGCCACACACCTGGCATAACCCTTGGTATAGGCTACGTATAACCGCTGGTATAAGCGGCGTAAGTAGTTTGGAGGTACCGGCAATGGGTAATGAGTTAGAGGAACTACGCGCGTTGAGTAAGCCCCGTAAGGGGCCCCCGTGCGGCTTTTCCGCGGTAGGGCTCGAAGGTGCAGCTAACCAGGCGCTTATTGACGGGTTAAATGACCCGGCTATAACGGCTAAGGCTATTAGCGCCTTTTTGGCTAAGCGCGGCGTAACCGTAAGTTTTTGGACGATTGCCCGGCACCGCCGCGGCGAGTGCGCGTGCGCACGATGAGCGGCGAGGAGTTGCAGATTGAGCAGCGGCTTATTGAGGTTACCGAGGCGCATAAACGCGCGCTACGGCAACTAGCCAAGCGCGATGCAGCGCGCGAGGAGTTGGTTGCCGCGGTGTACCAAGCGGCGCGCGATGCGGCACTTAGCATAACGATACCGCCGGTACCAAAGCCCAAGGCCTCGGGCAAAAAAGGCGAGCCCGAAACCCTGGTTATTTTGCTAGGCGATTGGCAACTAGGTAAGCAGTCGGAAACCTACAACATAGAAACCGCCAAAGCACGTATTGCCCTGCTTGCCGAAAAGGTAGCCCGGCTTATTGAGTTGCACGGCGTGCCGGTTAAGGAGATTGCGTGCGTATTGCTGGGCGACTTTGTTGAGAGCGACGGAAACATTTTCCCAAGCCAAGCTTACGAGGTAGAGCGCGGCGGTTTGTACGTGCAGATTTTTGAGGGCGCGGGCATGCTTGCCCAGTTTGTGCGAGCAATGGCGGCACTAGCACCAAAGGTAACGGTGCGCGGCGCGATTGGTAACCACGGGCGCCTTGGGCGATTTGGCGACCATAGCAACGAGAGCAACGCCGACGCGATTTTGTACCGGATTGCAGCCGAGCACCTACGCGCCGAAAAGCGCGTTGATTGGCGCGAGAGCCTAACGATGGGCGGGCGCCATTGGCACGATACGTTGGCGCTACCGGGCGGTAAAACCGCAATGCTGGTACATGGCGACCAGTTTCGCGGCGGCGCCTTTGGCTTGCCGTACTACGCGATTGCAAAGCGGGCGCAGGGCTGGAACCTTAGCGTGCAACCGTTCGACTTTTTGTTTTACGGGCATTGGCATACGCCCGCCCGCTTGGTGCTATCCGATGGGGCGCATACATGCTGGGGCAATGCCAGCATTGAGAGCAGCAACCGCTACGCCCAAGAGTGGCTAGCGGCGAGCGGCACCCCGGCGCAATGGGCGCTATTTTTTGGTAAGGAGGGCCCTACCGCCGAGTACCTGGTTAGGCTCGATGGCGCCCGAGGATAAAGGCGAAACCGCCCTATGCCCGGTATGCGGCGAAGCTGGGCGGGTATACCGCTTTAACGAGTACCCGGTTAATACGGGGGTAGGGGGTATACCTTGGATTTTAGGCCAAGCCGTATGCAAAACGTGCTTGGCGGTGGTTATTGAGGCGGTAAAGGAGGGGGGGTTGCCTAGCCCCCATGAGGGGGGGCTTGACGGTTAAAAACCGTTAGGTGTAAAGTGCACGTATCGGGCATACACAGCCCCGCCAGGGGCGACCGATAAGGAGGCAAAAATGGCAAAAGCCAAGCGCTATAAGTGGGTTGAAAACGCAGACGGTACCTCCACCTTTGAGATGGTAGCCGGGGGGCGCACCGAGAGCGTTACCAAGGCATGGGCTACTTACGATGAGTGCAAGCGCGCCGTTGACCTATTTGTTTACTTTGGTATTGACTCGGTGCTTGCAGGAAAGCCAGCGCCAACCGACCTTGCCCGCATTGCTGCAAAGGCGGCGCGATAATGAGCGGCGCAGAAAAAAGCCATAAGGCACTTACCGACAGGTTGATTAAAGCCCAATACATGCTAGCCATGGCGCGCAACGAAAAGGAGTTTGCCGCCGAGAAAAACCCAGCCGAATACGCCAACGCGGTACGGCGCTACCACGTTGCAAAGCGGGCGTTGCAAAGGGCAACGGCTGCACTCGCGGAGGTGTTGTAATGCAAGGCAAGTTTAGTACCGGGGAAAGCTTTTCTATCCGCGCCTATAAAAACGCTTACAAACTTACCAAGCGCCGCAATGGCAAGTACCTTATTGCCTTTGTAGCGCTCGACCGTTGCGTATTGGAGCAAATGGTTGCGGCTTACGAGATGAGCGGCGACTATTGGGAGGTTTGGTGCTCATACGAGGTAAACGTTATGCAGCCCCTTACCAAACAGGCCTACGCCGAGGTAGCAGCCGAACTAGCCGCCGAGTACGGCGAGGAGGTGCCAGCATGAGCGGCGCCTTTTGGAGCCTATGCCCGGTTGATGGCAAGCACGGGTATTTGGCGATTGTAAAAACCGAAAACGGCGGGCTGCTTGCCGTATGCCGTAAATGCTACGTACCTGCAAAGGGGCGGGCAAACTATTTGGAGGTTAAGCATGATTAAGGCGGCGATTAAGCAGGGGTTTATTAGGGGTTTGATTATTGCGCTTTATGCGCTTATTGGGTATTTAATCGCCTATACGGCGATGGGAGGGAGGGTTCTATGAAACTTAACCGAGCGGGCACGCCAAAGGTGTATACCAGCTTTTATACGCCCAAGCAGCGGGCGAGGGCTCGAAGCCGCGGCAACGCCCAAATAATCCTGCTTATTGGGCTCATTATCCTAGTAACGATTTTGCGAGGCGGGCGATGACCGGCGAGGGCACGATTGCGCACCTATGCAACCCGCATAGCCTTAATGGCATTGGCAAAACCCGCCCCTGCATGCGTAGCCTTTGGTGCGGCAAATGCCAGCGCCCGGTATTGGCTAGGCCCGTAGTTTGCGGCGAGTGCTCCTATTGCGTGCGCCTAGCCGAGCGCCGCGGCAAGCGCCGAGGGGGTACCTATGCCCACGTATGACTACCAATGCCGTAAATGCGGCGCGGTGGTTGAGCAGGTAGCCCCCGCCGATGGGCGCAAAGCCCTACGGCATGATGCCGACGGCGGCAAACTATGGCGGCTATTTAGCCCGCCGGGGCTGGTATTTAAGGGCTCGGGCTGGGCAAAAAAGGACAGGAAAGCGGAGGGAAAAAATGCGGCACGCTAGCTTTTTTAGCGGTGTTGGCGGGCTTGACCTTGGCTTTGAGCGTGCAGGTATTAAAACGGTAAGTGTTTGCGAAATAGAGCCATACGCTAGCGCCGTGCTAGCCGAGCGATTCCCGGGCGCTCCTAACCTGGGCAACATTACGGAGGTAAATGCCGATGCCATACCCGAAGCCGAAGTTTGGTCGGGCGGTTTCCCATGCCAAGACCTTAGCGCCGCCGGAAAGCGCGCAGGGTTTGCCGGTAACCGTAGCAGCCTTGCCTTTACCTATCTCGATTTGGTCGAGCAGCGAAAACCTCGGTGGCTGGTGTTGGAAAACGTACCCGGGCTATTTACTAGCAACCAAGGCCGCGATTTCGGAAGGCTCATTTACGAAATGGAGGGGCTCGGGTATGGCGTGGCGTGGCGAGTTTTGGACGCGCGATTTTTCGGAGTCGCCCAAAGGCGGCGTAGGGTGTTTATTGTTGCAAGTTTTGGAACCGACCGCGCCGGCTCGGTACTTTTTGAGTGCGAAGGCTGCAAAGGGCATTTTGGAGAGAGCGAACCGCCGCGGCAAACTATTACCCCCATTGCTGCAAGAGGCGCTACAAGCTTTGGCAACGGGTATGCAAACCAGCCAACAGGTACGGCGGCTTACCCCGATGGAAACCGAGCGGCTAATGGGCTGGCCAGATGGGTGGACGGTAAGCAAAAAGTGGCTGGGTCGCTAACCGGGGGCGGTAGCGATTCGCCCCAATCGGAGCGTATTTTTTCCGAGCATGGGCAAGCGCCAACGCTTGATACCGGGCGCGCTATCCCAATGGTATTTAGAAAGTCGGCACGGGTTAGCTTACCGGGCACCGCCGAAACCTGGGTCGATGATGGGCTAGCCAACACCCTTAATAGTTTTGACGTTGGCGACATACGTACTACCCATGCCATCGTAGGTGGCACGGTAGAGCACGATGGTTTACCGGCGGTAGGTTTGGATTCCCACCGTTACCGTTGTTGCGGTAATGGGGTTGTTGCGCCCGTTGCGCAATGGATTGGGGAACGGCTAGTGCACGCAAACCGCCATTGGCGGGAGGAGGAGCAAAATGGGTAAACGGTACGAGTTTGTAAAGGCAACCCAGCGTAGCGCCGAGTGGCTCGAACTACGCCGCCGGGGGCTTGGTGCCTCCGACATGGCGGCGGTTATGGGGGTAAGCCCCTATAAAACCCCGTATGGCCTATGGGCGGAGAAAACCGGCGCGGTTGAGCCGCAAAAGGTAGGCGCAGCCGCCAACCGGGGCGTATTGCTCGAAGACGCCGTTGGCACCTGGTACGAGCAGGAGCGCGGCGTTAAGTTGCGTAAGAGCAATGGCGTAGTACGCCTTAAAGCTAACCCAAGGTTTATGGCAAGCCTTGACCGCACCATTGCGGGTAGCCCTGGCATTGTTGAGATTAAAACCAGCGCTAGCCCGCGTTGGAGCACCTGGCCCGTACCGCCGGAGGTAGTTTTGCAAACCACCTGGCAAATGGGCATAGTTGGCGCGCCTTGGTGCGACGTTGCCGCCCTGCTAGGCGGGCTGGTATTTAAGGTTGAGCGGGTAGAGTTTGACCCGGCACTTTGGGAAACCATGCAAGCTGCAGCTACGCGGTTTTTAGAGTTAGTAGATACAAACACACCGCCGGCGCTCGAAGCGCTCGATGCCATGGCCTACGCCGAGGCTACGCCGCAAGCTACGGAGGAGTTTGCCGTTGCCGATGCAGCCCATGAGCGGGTGCTACGGCAATACCAGGAAACCGCAACCGAGGTGCACTTTTTAGAGCAAAAGCAAGCCGCCTTGGAAATGGTGTTAAAGGAGGCGATTGCCGAAAAGGCGGGGCTAACAGGCAATGGGTGGACGGTGTATTGGCGCCAAGCCCGCCCAAGCACCCTTACCGATTGGCGAGCCGTAGCCGAGAGTTTGCAGGGGCTTGCACCCGATACCTACGGCGAGGCCCTAACGCGGTTTACCAAGGAGCGCGCGGGTAGCCGGCGCTTTATCGTGCGCGATGGGGGGCTTAATGATTAGCAGCTATACCCCCAAAGGGCGCCTTATTACCCTAACGCTTGATGAGTTGGCAAAGGCTAAGGCGGTAGGCGATGGGCGCAACGTTGCCAACCGAGGCGTAGCCGATAAGCCCTATTACGATAGGGCAAAAATGCAAGACGACGAAACCGCCTCCTTTGCCGCCGCGGCGGGCGAGTGCGCGGTTGCAAAGGCTTTTGGGGTTACCTGGCATGGCAAGGTCTGGCCAGCCGCCGAGCATTGGGCGCACGCCGAGGAGCCCGATTGCGGGGAGCGTATTGAGGTAAAACGCATAGTAAACCCCGAGCACCGGCTAGTTATCCGCGACAAAGACGTTGCACTTAACAGGTACGTGGTGTTAGCCTACCCGCTACCCCAAGAGGGGTTTCGAGTAGTTGACGTAATAGGCTGGATTGCCGCAACCGAGGGCTGGGCTATCGGTGCCAATGGCGGCAAGGGCTTTAAGCTGGTTGCCCAAAAATACCTGCATACGGTACCGATTTTGGAGGTTGCACGATGAGTAAGCACGGCGAGATTTTGGCGGCCTTGGCTGCACCTTTTCCCCCCGAGGTTATCCGGCACCGCCCAGGGGTAGGCGGGCGCGACCTTACCTGGGTTGATGCCCGCACCGTTGCGGGGCGGCTCGATGAGGTGCTAGGCGTAAACGGCTGGGACTTTGAGGTAGAAAAGGTAGGGGATACTAACGCCGTTAAGGGCACCCTGCACGTGCGGTTTAGCGACGGCACGGTAGCTATTAGGGCGGACTTTGGGTACGAAACCGGGGGTAGCGGCGAGAGCCTTAAAGAGGCGGCGAGCGATGCATTACGGCGTTGCGCCAGCCTTTTTGGGGTAGCCAGGTACCTTTACGCCAAGGAGAACCCTGCTACGCCCCGCATTACCGCCCCTACGGGCATTGTAGCGAGGGCACCCGAGCCTACCGCGGGGCACGATACGGTCATGCTTAAAGCCGCTATGGAACTTTTCGGCGCCGATAGTTGCCCAGACCATGGCCAGCCCTGGGCGAAAAAGCCCGGCGGCGTAAGTAAAGCTACCGGCAAGCCGTATAACCCCTTTTGGGCGTGCAGCGGCAAAACCGACGGGGCTTGGTGCAAGCGTAAGCCCAGCATTGAGTGGGTAGCCAAGCAAACCGAGCCGATTAACACCCAGGGCAACGAGGATTTGGATTCGTTGCCTTTTTAGTTAGCGCTTGGGGGGCGGTAGCGGGTTATACCGCCCCCCGCCAATACCGGAGGAGGCTTTATGGGTTTATGGATTAAATGGGAAGTAAACGCGCACAAAGACGAGGCTATTAGCCAGATTAGCGACACCGCTTTTAGGGCCTTTATCGTTGCCATTGCCGAGGCTAAACAGTTGCGCAATGGCGGGCAGTTTAAGAGCGCCCAGCACCTCCGGCATTGCATAGGTGCAAGGCTTGGGCGGGCTATCCCGCAACTACTAGCAGCTGGGCTGCTTAGCAAAACTGGGGAGGGCGCCGTGCTTATCTCGAACTATGCTCGATACCAAGTCGACCCCACCTCGGCAAAGCGCCAACGGGATTACCTAGCTAGATTGAGCACGAAACCAAGAGGGGTTGACGGTGTAGAGCAGAGCAGAGCAGAGCAGAATAAGAAACCCCCTACCCCCTTAGCGCTTGGCGAGATTTTGCGCAGGGCGCAACGATGAGCGCGCACCTAAGGCCAATAGCCTTTATGGGCAAGGCGGGTACGGGTAAAACCACTTTGGCGCAAATGCTTAGCGAGCATTACGGCTATGACCGGTTGAGCATTGCCGAGCCTATCCGCGAGGTAGCCCAAATGGCTTTTGGCAAGTTTGATAAGCAAACCAAGTACCCGCAAAATACTTTGGGTTTGGCACGCCTCATTACCGGGCGGGAACTTTTGCAGGAAATAGGCGCAGCTTTACGCGAGATGGACAACCTATTTTGGCTACGGGTATGGCGGCGCCGGGTTGAGTGCGAGCAGGTAGACGGCACTATTGCCCTTGGGGCTAACCGCCCCTGGGCGGTTGATGACTTACGGCTCGATGCCGAGCGCAACTACATTGCGGCGTGGTACCCGCATACGCTTTTTGTGCGGCTGGTACGCCCTCCGGCGGGCGCAACCGAGCCATGGCAACTAGACATTACCGAGCGGCAAGCGGGCGAGTTACCCGCCGAGTTAGTGCTTGATACCCAGGCCTTAACACCGTTAGAGTGCATAGCGGCGGTGCTTGAAGCCGCCAAAAAGGAGGTGGTACATGAGTAGCCTAACCGACCTTGAAACCATGGCAGAAATGGTAGGTTTCCGGTACGCAAGCTTGGTAGTAGATACGGCAACCGGCAAGGTAACGCTGCAATGCGAAGACCACGATGGCACAACGCTAACGGTTGATAGCCAAACCGTCGACGGCGCCATGCTGGAGATGATTGCCAAACTCGGCACCATGATTAACCCGGGCGAGGAGTAGCGCCATGGTTGAGGAGGAGAAAGTTTGCATTGGTTGCCAAGAGCCCTGGCCAGCCGACGGCGAGTTTTACCGCGAGGGTAGCCCCGTATGCTTGGCGTGCGAATCGGAGGGGGTAAAGGCGCCCAAGGTTAAAGCCCGGGGATACCGCACGCCGGAAGCTGCACGTAAGCACCAACGGGAAAAGTACCAACGGCATAAGGAGGCTTACAAAGCCCGTATGCGGGCATGGTATGAGGCTAACCGCGTTGAGCGTAACGCCAAGCGCCGCGCTAAGTACGCGGCAAGGGAGGTTTAAGGTGTTATTGGTAGGCGATTGCATAGAGCAAATGCGCACGCTCGATGCCGAGAGCGTCGACGCCGTTATTACCGACCCGCCGTATGGCATTGGCTTTATGGGTAAGGGCTGGGATAACTTCGGCGGCGCCCAGGGGCTAACGCCCGAGGGGCGAGCAGAGCAGCAGCAAAAGTTTACGGAAAAATACGGGCGTAGCCCTTTGTATACGATGAGCGCCCGCCCCGCCAAAATGGCGCCCAGCGAGGCGGCGGCATTCCAGGAGTTTAGCCGCGCATGGGCCTTTGAGGCGTACCGAGTGTTAAAGCCGGGCGGCTACCTGCTTGCCTTTGGCGGCACCCGCACGTACCACCGCCTAGCGGCGGGGGTTGAGGACGCCGGGTTTGAAATACGCGATTGCCTACTATGGCTTTACGGCTCGGGCTTTCCCAAAAGCGTAAACGTTAGTAAGGCAATAGATAAAGCCGCCGGCGCCGAGCGCGAGATTATCGGCATAGCCGGTAAAAGCGGTAGCGAACGGCACGCAATGAGCGGTAACTTTACTGGCGGCGAATACATGCATAGCGCGCCAGCTACCGATGCCGCGCGCGAGTGGGAGGGTTGGGGTACGGCATTAAAGCCAGCCGTCGAGCCTATCGTTATGGCGCGTAAGCCGCTTATTGGCACCGTTGCCGAAAACGTGCAGCGCTACGGTACGGGCGCCATAAACATTGCGGCTACTAGGATTGGCACCGAGGGGGGCGCAAAGCGGGTTACCTTTTCCGATAAGGGCGGTAATAACGTATTTGGCGGGGGTATTTTTAGCGAATCATACCCAGCCGAACCATTAAATGCGGGTCGGTGGCCAGCCAACGTATTGCTCGATGAGGCGGCGGCGGCGCTGCTTGATAAGCAAAGCGGGGTAAGTACGTCAAACCAAGCCGAGCAAACCTACCAGCCAACGATTAAGTCGGTGTTTGGCATTGGCGCTAGCGGTGGACGCGGCGTAAATAATGCAGCTAATACCCATAACGATAGCGGCGGCGCCTCGCGGTTTTTTTACGTAGCCAAAGCGGCTAGGGGGGAGCGTAACTTTGGGCTAGACGGGTTTAGCACCGAGGTAGCCGGCACGGGCGCCCTACGCGATGGTGGGCGAGAATCGCAACCGCGCGCTAATACGCACCCTACGGTTAAGCCGGTTGCCTTGATGGCGTACTTAATCCGCATGGTTGCCCGCAAAGGTTCGGTAATCCTCGACCCCTTTATGGGCTCGGGTACTACCGCCGTTGCGGCTATCCAAGAGGGCGTAGCCTGGATTGGGTGCGAGCGGGAGGCCGAGTACGTAAAGATTATTGAGGGGCGCATTGCCGTAGCCCAAGCAGGGCTAGGCTTGACGTTAGCCGAGCAGCCAGATACCGTAGCCCCGGGCGGCTCGAACCTGGCGGGCGAGCCGCCCACCATTAAGTACGGGGAGGAGTTGGAACTATGGCGGGAGTAAAAACTAAAAAGGGGGGCGCAACTAAGGCGCCGGTTTGGCACGGGGGCGATTGCACCAGCTGCAATAAGCCGATTGAGTCGCACGCCAAAGCCAGCCGCGTACTTATTAAAACCTTTGAGGGCGCCAAGGCAACGCATACCTGGGATTGGCGGCACAAAGCGTGCATTGGGGGAGGTAAGTAATGGCAACCGTGCGTAAGGCAACCTACAAAGGGGAGGCCCTATGGCTAAACCAGCGCGGCAACGTTGCGGAGGTATTTGATACCGACGGCATGCCCTTTGCTCGATTAAGCACCTACGTAGACGGCGAGTTGCCGCCGGTTGGGTTTTTTTTCTGCAAGGCGTATAGCGAAAATACCGACCTTGTTGAGGCGCTCATTACCCAAGGGGCGCTGCACGTAGTAGGCGAGCCTATCCTATTGCCGCCCTACGGCGCCCGGGTACTTATTGCCCGCATAGTTGAGTTGCCGCAATGATTGGCGCGGTAGCGGTTGCCCTCATTATTTGCCATACGGCAATAGCGCTAACTATGGGTTGGATTGCCCTAACCCAGCCCCGCACAAACCCAGGGTTGGTATTGGCGTGGTTTACGTTGAGTATTGCAACCGCCATTACGCTAGGCTTTTTAGCACGATGACCGCAACTAACGACCTTAGCGTTGATGAGCAAAACGCCCGTAAGCGCCGGGGGCGCACGGCGCGCCAACGCGGGAATGCCTTTGAGCGCGAGGTCGCCAAGATGCTTAACGGCGCGAGGGTAGGCCAGTTTGGCGGCAAAACCGACGTAGCTACCGATTGGGTAGCGGTGCAATGCAAGGTTGGCGGCGCCTATTCCGAGCGCTATGATGGTTGGCTACGCTCGATTACCGTCAAAGGCGACCAACTAGCAGCGCTGGTAGTAGGCGATAGCCCAGGCCCCGGCAAGCGGCGCCGTACTATTATTGTGCTCGACCTTGACGACTTTGTATCCTGGTTTGGTAAGCAGGTGCAGCCATGAAAATAGCGCTAGCCATTGCCCTAGCCATAGGTGCATGGAGCAACCCAGCGCCTACGGGCGAGCCGCCCGCCCCATACGTACCGCAACTATTAACCGAGCCGCGCACGCCAACGGTGTATGAAACCCCGCTATTTGGTACGGCTACCTGGTTTGACGCCGAGCGCGGCAACCAAACCACTTGGTATACCCGTAAGGGCATTACCCTTTACGGTGCAGCGGGCCCAGGATTGCGCGCGCTGGTACCCGACCGCTGGAAACAAAACTACGGGGTGCGCATTACTTTTTTGGCTACCGGCGTAAGCGTAGACGTGCGGGTGGTTGATTGGTGCAGCTGCAATGGCACCGCGCGCCGAGGCGATGAGCGGCTTATAGATTTAGCCCCCGCCGTATGGCATGCCGCCGGCTATCCCCTTGGCTACGGCGTTGCCCGTATCCGGCTGGACGTCTTGCCATGAGCCAAGCATTAAGGCCAGAGGTTATTAGTAAGCGCGTGCTTGAAGCTTACCCAAATAGTAGCGCCAACATTGCGAGCGATAAGGTAGCCGCGCGCCTGGTTGAGTTAGGGCTAAGCATTACGGGGCGCACCATACGCTCCTATGCCAAAGCCGAGCGCCGCCCAAGCCCCGAGTTTTGCCGGCTATTTACCATGGCTTTTGGGCCTTTCGACCATGATGATTGGGTCGACCGCAACGATTTGGCAAAGCCATACATGCCTAATAACCGCCCGGTGCTTACCGCCGCCGAAAAGGAGGCCCGCCGTTTACAACTACTTATTAACCGCTTTTGCGATTGGTGCACCGGTGGGGATACCGAGCAGGGGCTAACGCCGCGATGCCCGGACGCAACGTGCGTAATGCGCCCAGCTTCGCCTTTACCGTTGGCTAGCAATGCCATAACTAAGCGCGTGGCAACGCCCGATACGTGGGGTTGAGTGTATTAAGATACGCGCACGCCGCCCCTTTGCGGGCGGCCCCCCGCCCGCGGCTGCTTCCTCCCAGCCGCGGGCGGCTACTATGCAGCCTATGAGAAACCAAGCCGAGCGCTACCTTAACGCCGCATTACCTACCCTTAACCTACGCCAATGGCGTATTAAGGTAAGCCCCGATTTACCCCCCGACGATTCCTGGGCGGACGTTGAGGTAAGCCAAAACCTATGGCAAGCCACCATACGGTTAAGCAATGAGTTTTTTAAGGAGCCGCCCGAGCACCAGCGCAACATACTTACCCATGAGTTATTGCACGTGCATAACGCAACCTTGGAGCGCATGGTTGAGCGGCTCGAAGGGGTATTAGGTAGCCAAGCTTACGAGATACTAAACGGCTTATGGGATACCGAAACCGAACGGGTAGCCGATGCCCTCGCCCCGGTTATCGCGCCTTTACTACCGTTGCCCGCCTTTAAGGCCAAGCGGTAATGCCGTTACGGTTTGCCCGTGCTTGCCTAACATGCGGGGTATTGCAGCGGCAAGGCAACCGTTGCGGTAAGTGCGCCGGGGTTATCGTTGCCCAGCGCGGGCGGGAACGAGGGCGCACGGTGTATACCGACCCGGCATGGCGCAAACTATCCGCGCTGCTACGGGCTAAGCGCCCATGGTGCGAGGCGTGCGGCGCACGCGATAGCTTAACCGTAGACCACATTACCCCCCTGCAACCAGGGCAAAGCCCCGTGGTACCCGAGCACCTGCTAAGGGTGCTATGCCGCCCTTGCCATGGGCGCGTAACTCGGCATAGGTAGGGGGGTTTATAATCTGGCTATGAGTACCCCCGTAGTATCCAGCGCCGAGTTCGCGGAACTCGTGTCGGCTTGGGGTCTTTTGAAGGGTTGAGGTTTTTTTATGGCCAACGCAAAAAAGCCAGCCTCTCGGAGGCAAGGGCGAGAGACCAAAGACATCGGCTTGCTGCCGCAGATTGAGGTCGATACACGCTCAGTGCCTACGCCGCCGGCGCACCTAACCGATCGCTGGGTCAAGTCGTGGGAAGTATTCTGGGCTTCACCCTTTGCTCAAGTCGTGCAGCCAGCGCAATACCCTGCGCTCGAACGGCTGTTCTCAATGTATGAGGAGCGCGAGCGGATGGACACCTACCTGCGCGAGGAGCCGATGACCGTGGGGTCACAAGGGCAGAAGATCTTGAATCCGATGTATCGTCAGCGCACAGCAGTTGATGCCGAGATCCGGCAGCTGGAGGATCGGTTCGGTCTGCACCCTAAGGCAGGGCTGCAACTGGGCATCGTCTATGGGGAAGCCGCTCGCAGCCTGGAGGAACTGAATGCAAGAATCACCAACGCCACCATTGCCGAAGCC